AGTATTTAGATTTTCTACTAACTGTCCAATCTTAAAAATTTTCTCTCGCACATAATTTTCACGAAGATTTTTCCAATCAAATTTAGGCGCAATTTCCCACAAACTCCAACCTTCCTTAATATTCATTGCGGAACGAAGAGTATTATAAAGTTCTCTTGCCTGCTTATCATTCATTGAGGAAGGCACTCCCTTACGGAAAGTTTTAAAGTCACCTTCTGCTGCTGCTTTTCTTTGTTTTGATGCCGACATTCCTGATACATCATCTTCAGCATCAGGATCTCTTTCGCCAGCAGAACGAACTTCTATATTATCAAAAGCATAAAGTTTTCCATTATAATTTCCAGAAAGATTTTCAAACTCTTTGACTCTATCTCCACCACCAACGATTCTTACATTAGTATATCCATCCATATGTGCTTTCTTGAGCACATCAAAGATTGTACGATTTGCTGGATCATTTACAATCTTCTCACTGTGCTTTGGATACATCTGTCTCATAATAGAAACTTTAGTATCAGGATCTAATGGGTTCTTTTTCTTATCCTGACTTCTAGAAGGTATAATAACATAATCACCATCATCAGAAGATGAAGCAACCGTATCTAAGAGTTTTTCGTGTCCTGTAGTTGGAGGATTAAAACGACCGAAAGCAATTGTCAGAGTTCCTTTAGTTTTTTCAACTTCAGGTGGAACCATCGGTGGTTTCTCTGCTGCTGGTTCCTGTTGCTGTGGTGCTGGTTCTTGCTTTTGTACTTCCTGCTCTGGTTCTTGAGTTGATGTTTCTGTCGACGATGAAGATAATCTTTTTTCTTTTTCAGATTGTGCTGGATCTTGCTGTCCGACTCTCTGACGCTTATTATAAAATACTAACTTACCCTTTTCAGTTTTTGCTACAAATTCTCCATTTTTATCGTACCATCCACCATGACCGTCACTTTGCAGACCCATACGAGTTGCTTGCTGAACGGCAGTGGAAGCAGTTGCTTCAGATAAAAATTGGAAAAAACTTTTCATTATTTACAGGTTTAGGAATTTATTATCCTTTCGTTTACTTCTATGTATCAGAGAACACTAGTTCCCATTTCTTATATTTATTCATTTTTAAATATAATGAATGATATTCCAAATATATTAAAAAGCGTGCATTCTACCCAATTGTTGTTTTTTAGCATTTAAATATCTTTTAAATGTTGGTGTAATAAAAACCTGAAACTGTGGATTATTTGTAATTGGTCCTTTATATCTAACTTCCAAATCAACAATAGGGAGTCCACTATTTGCAGATGCGCCACCAATTTTCATTGTATAAAATAATTTGGCAGCAGTAGCTCCAACTTGAAATGCTTGTTTTTTTCCTCTAGTTTGAACTACATGAAAGTCTTTTGGACCTACCTTTCTTTTCCCTCCGGGACCTTTATCAAATAATAAAGTAAAGACCTCATTCATAAATGCAGAAGTTTTTTCATCAGGATACTTTACCAATAACTTCCCATCCTTAGTCAAATCTCCAGATCCAGTAATCAAACTAAAATGAAAATTTTCTTGATTAACATAACTATCAATATTAATTCTAAAAGCAACATCCAAAAATTCTTTAAATACTTCAGGTTGCTCAAAAGTTTCTCGAAAAACTTCATCAATAGTTTCAAAATAAGTATTTTGTGGATATTTTATGACTCCATTTGCAGTTCTATATTCTTTTCCCGTAAGAGCTGCATTTTTTTCTTTATCAGATAATCTATTATCAAGATTTTTTAACCAGGTTTTTCTCCAATCTCCGACAGTTGGAGGGACAGTCCCAAAAGCAACTTTATAAACTTCAGTATAAAAATCTTTTTCCGCTTTATTTAATTTATCCTTTCCTGCCTGATTTATTTTTGCAAACAAGTATCCTTGAGATGCTCCTTTCCCTTCACCAACAATTGGTTTATTCAAAAGAGTCGGGTCTGGTTCCTTTAAACCTACACCCTTTTTCTTTAGAGATAATCCCCAATAATGAGTTCTATTTTGATTAGAAAATTTAACTATTAAATCAGAAGAATTATAAGCTTTAATTATTGTTTTATACTTATCTTTATTTCCCCCTCCTCCCTTAAAAGATTGTATTTCAGAGTCCCACTTAGCACCAGTTTGGTATACTTTATCAATTTTATAACCTTTTCTTTTTAATAATTTAATAACATAGTTTGAAACTGAAAGTGCTTTAGCAAGATTTACAAAATCACCCCTTATTAAATCACGATCTTTACTTGACATTCCATTGACCTTTGTCGCATTACTGTATATTTCTTCAGTAAGATCTTCAAATGCTTTCTCTCTTTGCTCTAACGGCATTCTATTAAATGAAGAAACTTGAATTTCATTTCCCATGGCAATTAAAGAAGCTGTCATCAATTCATGAGGATCTCCTCTTTTTTGTTTTAATCCCTTAAATGCTATTGCAAACCAAACCGGTGTCTTAGACTCTGTTCCAGTTTTTGTATAAGTCCAAATTTTTAAATATATTGTTTTTGAACCTTGAGACCACGAGGATTCTTTAGAATAAGTTAAATCTTCTAATCTATGTTGAATATTTTGGGAGTTTAATTCTTCTGATATGATCTGCTTTATTTCGTCATTTTTATCTTCCAAAACCTTCCATATTTTAGAACTAACAGTATCTCTTTCCTTATCAACCTGGACGTTAATTAAAGTTCCCCATCCAGTCTTAGGAACTGTAAACTTACCAACTGTATTGTTGTCAATAGGAAAAGCATAAGAATCTGCCTCCTCAGACAAGGAAGAATTATGTTTCTCTAAAATACCAGAAATATCATATTTTCTAAAAATATCTCTAGTAGCATTTGTAAGATCTAAAGCCATTATAATATTATAAATCTTCAAATTATTTAGAATGCCCGTGAGAAGATTCGAACTTCCACTGTATGGATTCTAAGTCCACCCTCTCTACCGTTGGAGTACACGGGCATAATGGAGAATAGGAGAATCGAACTCCTAATAAGTGCTTGCAAAGCACCCGTTATACCGTTTAACTAATTCCCCAGTTCTTTAACCAAATTGATAAAATTATAACATTCATCATCAATGATACAACTTTTTGGATTAATCGTCAACTGAATGTTTATTTCTTCGCTTTTTAATTTATAATTCTCACATAAAAAAGTTGTGAGGTAAAAATCCTTATACAATTTTGATATGATGACAGGATCAAGATTATTCAAAAAATTTTTTTTCAAGTAAGTTGAAGAATATTTGTCTCCAAGTGATTGTGGAATTTTGTAATATTCTTCACAAAACCATCTCATATACTTAAATATTACTTCCAACTCTTTTTTTAATCTATCTTTAGAAATATTTGGAAGTCTATAAAATAAAAATAATATGTTTTCAATAAAAACAGCATTATACTCTGCAATATGATTTGGATCTAAACTAAAATCCCACTCTAAATTTGAATGAAATCCACAAATAAAATGAGATATATCGTGAGCTGGAGTAGTTGGTGGTGGTTCTGATAGATAAAATTCTTTTTTAGTATGATCGGAATAAAAAAGTTTTGTGGTGACAGATCCTTTATTCCAAAACCAAAATACTTCAGATAAGGTATTCATTATCTAATAAAAGAAAAATTAAATAATTCCGGATGAAGTTTTCCGTATTTTCTCATTATTTCACCTGCCTTTGCATTTGCTTGGTTTTCAGTAACGCTTCCAGCATTTCCGTTTAATCTTTTACCATCACTATTTTGTTTATGGTGGACGTATTCGTGAGCGACTGTTCTTAAAATATCAACGGGATGACGATTGACAATACTAATAAGAATTTTATCGTCCATCATCATCCCAAAAGTTTTATGGTTTTTAGAAAACTCCACATCATCTACTAAAATAATTGGTATATCATATCTTAGGTGCAGTTCTTTTTTAAGAAAGACCAAAAACTTTTTAAGAATATTGTTAAATTGAATTCTTGTAATTGATCTTCCTTTTTGTTTACCAATTATGGACATTTTTTGAAATATTTATCACTCGCCAAGAACTTCACCGATTTTTTCATCAATATCCAAAACTACTGAACGAATATCAGTAATACGGGGAGGAACACTCACTTCATCATAAGTGTATCCTTTTTGCGATTCAAAAAGAATTTGACGCACTGCTGCAGCACATCGAGCATCCATTTTCAGAGTTACTTGTTTTTCTTTAGTCATCGGTCGTCAGCAGCACGGTTTTCAGAGAAGTAAACATCAAAAGCACCTTCAGGATAACGCTTCAGAAGTTTTTGAACATTACGAGCAACAACATCATCTAGAGTTACGTCAAGTGCCATACATGCTTGAGCAACATACCACATAATATCTCCCAATTCAATAATCAGATGCTCACGGTTGTCTTCATTATAAGGTTTGCCCTGGAAAATCATCTTCTTAACAATTTCCATAAATTCACCACCTTCAGCATTAATGCCAACAGAGGCAGTCAGAAGACGCTCAATGTTTGCACCCTTCTCATCAAGAGCAACTAGGCGGTCAGAAAGAGAAAGAAAGTCTTTAGATGCATCAGAAGTTACAGCATCCACAAACTCAGCATACTTATCAAAATTAACGTGTTTTTGTTCCATTAAAATTTAAATCCTTCAAACGATTTTTTAGGTTTGTTGTCTTCATATCCATTATACTCTTCTTCCTGTCCAGAGTCAAGTATGTCATTCTGGGCAGTCTGCTCACAATCATAAAGACGCATTTTAGCACGGTCAATCCCAACAATAAATCTCTTGTAGATTGTTGGGTCATTATAACGGTTTTTCAATTGCTTTACCATAATCTGACCAAGTTGCTCTAACTCTTCCGTGCTAATCAGAGCAAACATAAGGTCAGCAGTAGCAGGCAAACCAAATGATTCAGAAGTATCGGTCAATTCCACATCAGAAGACCCAAAACCACTTCTTGTAGTTTGTGTCGCACTGACAATAGGCACATTGAATTCTACTGCCAGACCACGAAGTTCTTCAGCAATTGATTTGATATAAGAATAAGAATTGATAGAACTATTTGCCTTGTGCCTAGAAGAGGCACAGATATTCAAATAATCAACAAAGATAATATCTGGTTTAAATGATTTCTTCAGAGACAATTCATTCAGAAGTGCCTTGAAGTGACCACAGTGTGCCGAAGCAGTTGGATACTCTTTGATGATTAGAGTGCCTTGTGTTTTCTTAGCAAGACTTGTGACCTTATTCTCAAACATTTGACGAGGCAAATCTGTCAGTTGCTGAATTGGCACATTCAGAAGGTTTGCGTCAATTCTTTCAGCAATTCGCTCCTCCGCCATCTCAAGAGTGATGTAGAGAACGTTCCTGCCTTGCAGTAGGACGGAAGAAGCAACATGGCACATAAAGAGACTTTTTCCGACACCCGTACCAGCAAGAGCGATATTGAGAGTCTTATTAGGTAGACCACCTTTTGTAATTTTGTTAAAATAGTCAAGATCAAATTCAATCTTGTCTTCTTTTCTGTGATAAAACTCATAACGCTCTTCATAATTTTGTAAGTAATCGTGACCGATATTATTATCAAAACTTACAGCAAGAGCATCAGAAAGAATACTTGGAATCGCATCACGATTCTTCTTTTCATTATTACCATCGGCAATATGAATAGATTCCATAAGTGCCAAATAGATGGCACGGTCACGACACCACTTTTCAGTCGTATCAAGTAACCATTGCTTTTCTACGGGTG